CACAGTTTTTAACCTGTGGAAAATCTAAAGGTAGTTCTTGTATAGGAGTTGTTCCAACTTTTTTAAATGAATCAACTTTATAACGATCTAACATTGATTTTAGTTTGTCTTCTTGTTCGGCAGTGAACATACCGGCTACTTTAACACGAAATGGATATTTCTTAGTTTGTAGACCTTCTTGTAGATATTCTTTGAAAGTTTTCATAGTGTATTATTTATTCAGATTCTTCAGTTTTTCTAAGATACTATTACGATCTGTAATTATGTATCCTTCCCCTTCAACAGCATCATTATTACCGTTCTTTTTATCGATGGCATATTTTTTTAACTGTAAATCAACCATCTTTAATTTTTTATCAATTTTGTTAGTTTTTGCTACAATGGCCGCATTCATCATGTTGGCTGCAACTTCAAACATACGAGCACCATATCGTGCTTCTACACTCATACCTAAATCCATTAAATCATCGTAGGCCTGTTCTGCTTTAGCCGCTAGTGCATCTAGCTCACTATCTGCCATATCGCCTAGCCCTTGAACACGGGGTAATGCGGCGCTAATTTTGTCAAATTCTTCTAATTTTTCCTGTAGGTTAATAACCGGAGGAACTAATTCAGCCGCTGGTTCAGGCTGTACAACCGGTTCTTCGTTTGGGGGCAAATTTAGAACTTCTTCTAGTCTTTTTGTCATAATAATATTTACCGACTTTTACCACCCTGGTGGAAAATATCAGTTTCGTTTAGTACTCGGAATTTCATACCTTGTTGTTTAGCCCATTCATTAGCTACTTGCCACTTGGCCATATTCTTAACATACTGTGCTTGATTATAGGGATTTTTACCAACTTTTTCTTTGAGCATTTGATTACTAGGTTTTATTTCTATAATTTCTACGTGTTTTTTACGATTCTTATCGGAATACACAATAAAAAAATCAGGGATATATACTGTATTTTTTCCTGTTAGTGGATCACGATACGGTATACGAACATTTTCACTAGCCCATTGTTCTATAGCAGGGTTGTTATCACAGAACATGCAAAAGGTGTGTTCCCAACTACTACGATAACGTGGTGGGTGTCCGCCTATGTATTTTTCTGGATTTTTAACGGTATATACACCTTGACTAAATCTAAGACTCATGCTTGAATGTTTCTAATAACACTATCATTGGGAGAAAAATTTAATGCGTAACCTAAAAAGCTAGTTTTAAATCTATTATAGTTTATAATCTCACTTACGAACGCACTCATCTCAACAGTGTCTAATCCTCGAAGTGTGTCTATTATTTTCATTGGATTGAAATTATCAAGTTTGGCCTGCTTCATTATCACTACTGCAATATTATCAGCGGCAATTTTTTCAAATCCTCTGCTGGTAAAGAAACTGACCATTGCTGTGTAGGTGCTGGCATCTAATTCTAAAGGTTGACTATAATAAGCATCAAATGCCTGTACTGTAGAGTTTATTGCCGCAGGTTGTTGTGGTACATTACTGTAAGTTGTCATATTACTTTCCCGTTAAACTGCTTGGTTTTGTTTGTGTAAGATTACTATTAAATTGACTATTAGGTAATATTACTCCCAATTGTCCAGTTTGTCTAATACCGGACAATGCTCGATCGCCTATGTTAGTTGTATTAAATCCTTGATTGCTAGTGGCAATGCCGGCTAACCCACTATTAACTAATCCTAATCCTTCGGATACTAACCCTTGTTTAGTAATATTTTTAGCATTTCTAATAGTTGTGGCTGCTTTTATAGCGGCTCCTAAATAATTTCCATCTGCTATTGATTCAAATACACTGTCTGCTCCTGCAATAATCCCACCTTCTCCAAATAGTGTTGAATTGCCATTTCCCCCCACGCTTAACGGACTAGGAGTTTGATCATAGTAATCTGCTATGAATTGTCCACCATCTTTGTTTTTTCTAATTCTTCCAGATTTATATGATACTGCTTCATAGGCTACAGTCATTTTATTACTTAATATTTTGTTTGCTTCTGTTTGATCTAAACTGTCGTGAGTCCATTCAGTGACTAGTGGGTTTTCTAAACTTATCTTTGTAAATTTATGTTGATGTAACACATAGATATCAATACTAATAAAAAAAGGATTTTTTTGTCCAGCATTTAATCCATAAGGATAATCTTTTTCTTTATACTTTGTGCCACCGTAATTATTGTTTAAGGCAAAGGTTCCTCGATAGTCCCCATATCGACCGTCAACGTAATAATATTTGTAATAATTAGTCCATAGTCCTGTAGTTAAATCGCTGTTGTCATCATGGAACTCAATATTAACCGGATTATATCTTATACCAGTTTGTATAACATTTTTTTTGTTATATTGATTTACAATCTCATTTATCATTGTAAATTTAGGCATGTCGATTTTCTTAACTAATAAACCAACATCTTTTGCGCCTCCTTGATTTGCCCATTGAGCATTTTGAACTACATCGGCATTAAGATTAAATTGTACAAAATATAAAAATCCAACTTTAGGAGCGCGAGCATAGTTGTTTTGTACATATAGCCTATTAGCATGTTGATAGTCGCGAAGATTACCTGTGGGTCCAAAAACACCGCTAACTGTTCCACTTAAGAAATTAGTAAACGCATTACTCATACAGTTATTTATAAGAATAAAAAAGCCCAGAATCTCTGGGCTTAATTAAGTGTTGAGAAATTAACCGCCTAATGCTAATGAACGTATTGTACGTCCAACATTGGCTCCAAGTCCTGTTGGGTTACCGCTTGCATCTACTTGTAAAGCATTATCATAAGTAATAGTCAATGAAATATCCATTGGATCTGTTGAACTTGCATAATCACCTGATTGATATGTAGCGGCCTTGATATAGCAACCATAAAATTCAAATGTTTCTAGAGTTGTTGGATTATAAGCACCGTTACCGCCGTCTAATAGTTCAACACGCATAGTAAATTTATAGTCAATGCCAGAAGCCGCCGAACTTTGTTCAAAAAAGTCAAACTGTTTCTGTAATTGTTCGCCAACCTTCTGTGTAACAGCATTTGTAACATCGTCACGTAGTACTAGTTTAGCATCGGCAAATGAATGTTTCCCTGCTAGTTTAACTGTTGAGTTGTAAACATTTAGTTTAATTTCCTCAAAGCTAACTTCAGGACGAGTGACATTCATAACCTGTTTAGTTAATTCTGTTGTTGGTGTACCTGCTACACCAAAACTATCTAAAGTAACGCGAAAGCGATACTTTAATTTTGGCATTAACAAACCTTGATTACTAGAACTTTGGTCTGTTGATAGTGGTACTGTAAATCTGCTTAAACTTGAAACTGGCATTTTATATGCTCCTTATCCTTTTATATTTACCTTATTGCGCTGAACCTGGAAAACCTGATCCTAAATTTCCAGCACTAATAGCACCTGTATTCAACAATCTCAATGGAATGTAAATAAATTCAACTGCTTTAACTGGCTCAATAGCAATATCCATATATAGCTCATTACGATCAATACGTGCCGGTGTATTGTTTGTGCTATCGCAAACTACAATGAAATCATATAGAGCACGTTGACCTACTAATTCTAATAATAGGCTAGTTGCGGCCGCTTTAATTTCGTTACGTGTCTGTTGGTCGTTTGGTTCAAATAAGAACGGCTTAGCCAATACTGTTAACTGACGACGTAAGTAAGCTGTTAATCGAGCTACATTAATACGATCTAATGCACTAGCTCCTTGACTACGAGTATATTGACCAAAGTTTACAATACCTACACCTGGGAGCGTAGCAATTGGATTGATCTTAACAGTACTCATAACATCACGCAGTCCTTCGTATAGACTTACAGTTTTAAACACACCTGTTGAATCTACATAACCAACTGAACTAGCATTATCAACACCACCACGACGTGTACCAGCTGGAGCAAACCAAGGATATGATTTTGCATCACTATTAATAATAGTACGAAGCATCATATGGCTTGGGGGGACAACAATAAAGTTTCCTGCGTTGTCTGTTGTGTATCCACTTGGATAAAATGCTGCCATATACGGATCGTAACTAACTAATCCGTCTTCACCGTTATCTGTAGCACCGTTTCCGTTACCGTATGTAGTTAAATCAGTACCTGTTGCCTTTAGACGCATACTAGTGTCACCAACTACAAACGATGTTTGACCAATGTCTGTGTTTAAGTTGATTAAATTTTGAATGGCTTCTGGATACCCAGGGCAGGCTAACAGATTGAATATTAGTGTATCTGTATCTCGAATTCCTTGATTAGAATCAATTTCTGATTTTAATTTAGCTACAACATACGCACGTTGCGCATGACGACCAAATGTTCCTGATCCATCTGCGGCATTAGGACTTACTGATACCCAACGATCTGGGTTATAGCCAGACATGTCGTCGTTTTCATAACGAGTATTTTCACCGTTGTTGGCAGTAATATCAATATGGCCTACCATATATTCTTTAATATTAAATCCTGAACGACGTGTATTCCATAAGCGTGTTCCACGTGGATACAATGCTGGATCTATACAATCTGGATCTACATAATCGCTCGATAATAAAGCATCAATAGTTGCCGGATCGCTGTCGGCACCTGCGGTACTCCATCTAGCATCAGCAAATACCCAACCGTTTGGACTATGATGATCAGTTACATCTTGTAGATCCCAAGTCTTGGTACTGTTGTTATAAACGTAAATATTTTTACTGTACATTTCAACATCAGATAAGTCAATCCAAATATCTCCGTCGACTAAATCGTCACCGTTTGACTGTGTTGTTGGCTTGGTAGCACTAACAATAGGACCAGATGAGTTTGAATCAATGAAAGAATTTAAATAACCAGTCCAGGCTGTACCGTCGTTGTATAAAATATCTACTGATTCTAGATTGGCATCATACCATAATGTACCGTCTGCTGGAGTTGTGCTAGGAGCCAACACCTGTGCTTGATAAACTAACTGTTTCCAGTTTGTAGCAATAAGGTCAAATCCATCTTCGGATGGTGCTTGATATAAGTTCGATGTACCTGTTTTAGTTGCTTGATCCCAAATTTGGAATCCTACTGTTTGCAGAGGATCGCCGATGATATCAATAAATTCAATATTTCCACCTAATGTATGGCTAATTGACAAAGAACCTGCTGATTGGTTATATGTAGCGGTTACTGGTAATCCAGTTGCACTAATTCCTGCTGGAATATTATAAGCCACGCTAGTGAGTGTACTTCCAGCAACAACTACAGTTGACGAACTACTCCAAACGCCATTAGCATTGGTTGCTCTCATTGAAAATGTGCTTGTAGTACCAGAAGTAATAGCAGTACTAGCTCCGGTTACTGTAATTGTTGTAGGGCCAGTTGCAACTCTGCGCCATAATAAAAATGCCGAAGATGTTTCTTCGTTGTCTGTAGAAATACCATAATGGTCAGGATCTGTTTCAACAATAATTGTGTTTACAGGAATATTTTTACCACCATTGTTATCTAATACACCAATTGCGGCGGCTGTGCTTGAATAATACGGAGCACTTACACTGGCCCAACTTTTTGTAGCACCATTGTAGTATTTTACACTCAATGACGCACCAAATCCGGGAGTTGTTGTTTTAATCCATACACTTCCAGTTTCGGCTTCAGAAAAATCAGGATATTGATAATGTGGGCTAACAGCTAGGCTTAACGTACTAGTAGTCAAATCACTCCACCCAGACCCGGTTGTTTCAACTTCGTACCACGAGTTATCTGATGCTTTGTAAAATACTGTATTAGTATTATCTTTAGTAATTACAACGGCATAGTCGCCCTGTGATCCAAATCCGGACACAGGAGCACCGCCACTTAACTCGGTAGCTGAGTTACTATCGTCGATAATCAACGGAGTTTTAACTGTAAACTTTTGTGTTACAGAATCCCACTCGTTAATACCAAACAAACTATGTGCTGTATCTATCCAATATGTGCCTGCTACCGGAGTTCCTGTAGGTATACTAGTGTTTGCTGATAAACTAGCAAGATTAACATCAGCGCGAACAACATATGCTCTTGAGCTTACTCCTAATACTGAATATGCGGCTTGTAAACCGTACTCATTTAATTCTCCACCGTGTATAGGATTTCCTGAAGAGTCAGTATAAAACTTTGGAGTTCCAAAAGTTTCTGTTAAATCTCGTTGGCTGGTCATTACCCACACCTTGCCTGCGTTGGCTTTTAATGTTCCCTGTGCTGTGCCAGTACCGGAAGCATTTGCTTTGTCTTGTGCTGTAGCAACAAATATTGTTGGGACTGTACCCGGGGCGGTCGGAGTATAGAAACTCTCGTCTATAACTGATACGCTTACGCCTGCTGAACCTAGTGTAGCCATTTGATAATCTCCTTATTGGAATACTTTGTTTTATTTAGCTATACTTTAGAAAAAATAGTGGTTAAATACCAATACAAAAGGGCAGAAAAAGGGCGGTAATGAGAAATTTATGTAAGAAATGTAAGTCTAGACCAGTGGCTATCAACTACTATAAAGAAGGCAAAGCCTATTATAGAAGTAAGTGTGATCATTGTAGTCGGGGTAGTGGACAATCAAACCCGCTATGGGCATTGTCTGGATATAAAAAAAAGATATCCTGCGAGCGTTGTAAGTTTACATCAAAGCACGAAGAACAATTTGATGTATTTCACATCGATGGTAATCTTACCAACTGTCGATTTACTAACCTAAAGACCGTATGTGCCAACTGTCAGAGATCCCTACATAAAGAGGGTGTTCAATGGCGACGGGGGGATTTGATTCCGGACTTTTAACTAGTTGTTTGATTTGGTCATATAATTCTTGTATGCTACTGTTATTATCTATGATTTGATCAAAGTTGGTTCCTATCCAAGCCCACTCTGAGTTATGTACCTCTGGATACGCAGTTGCCATATGATTAAAATTACCTTGATTTGTGGCTACTGCTACATCATACCACTCTGGCAATGGACCACGCTGTACCCATATAATTTCTCCACCTTGCGCTCGGATGGCTTTTATTTCATTAGGAAACCGGCAGTCGCTGATTACTATATTGTCTTGGCTATTACGGAGTTTATTTTCTAGGCTGGCAATCCATGTATCGTCGTGGAATCCCTTACGGCATACTTCAGTACCCCAGTACTGTAAGATCCAACGTGGAGTAAGGTGTGGCATACCTAACCGCTCGGCCCACCACGGATCCACACGCTCACGCCACTCACGAGCTTCTTTGGTACGACCTTCTAGTAAGGTCCTGTCCCAACCAAATACAGAGGCACAGGCATCTTTCAATGTTGATGCAAAACTTTCACGTCTAAATTCTTCAAAATTACAAAGATAATCGGCAATAGTGTCTTTACCACTTCCTATTAGGCCGCAAATTCCAAGGATCATAATATAGTCTCCGTTTAGACTATTATATAATATTATTTAGATTTTATCAACAGCTAATTTAGCCAATAATAAAGGATATAGGCTCGCCGCCTTCTTTATAGTTGATGAGATCCTGTTCAAGCATCTCAATTTCAGCTTTGCCTTCAGCTTTAAGAGCCGTGCCATTTAAGCTGGTTGAGCCTTGCGGACCAGCGATAGTTTGGAATTTTTCACGTGCTTCACCTAGCATTATTTTACAGGTTGCTAGACTATAATCACGTAACCATTGGCTAGCATAAGCATCTTGTAATAGATTAAAGTCGGGACGTAGGTTGTGCATCCATACTAATAACTCTTCACCACCTCTTGGACGTTGCATAATAGTTAGAAGTTTGGTGGTTTTGTTAAAGGTAAAGTTAATGTCTGTACCGAACATTTTACCAACCATTTTTTGGTAACTTGCAAAAGCATAGTATGTGGCTAATCCACCCATGTTAGTGCTGGCCAATAAATATGTGTTAGAATAAGCTAGATTAAACGGCTCAAACAAACTGCCGCCATCGCCACCACCCGAGCGTGACCCAATACTACGACGAAATAATTGTCGTATGCTCATAACTTCTTTGGGCATAATATATTCGTTAGTATCTACGTTAATAGTTAAAAATCCAAAACTTTCCTCAACAGCATTAGTACTTCTCTGGCGGAATTTGTTAAGTGCGCGATCTATAGCAGTATCGTAATGGATAGGGTCGAGCTCAATATCTACCATACCGCCACCTAACATGGCGTTTACATACTCTTTAACTTTTTGGCGTTCTTGATCGTTGTCGTTCATATGATTATTTAGCTACATAAATACACTACCATGCCACGCTTATCACTTTATAGACCAGAAAAAGGAAACGATTTTAAGTTTCTCGATCGTGTTATCAATGAAGAATTCCAAGTCGGAGGAACTGACGTGTTTATTCACAAGTACTTAGGACCAGTAAATCCTAGTGCAGAAGACAGTACCCCTGGAGTTCCTGTTAATAATAACGATATACCAGAACTTGGAATACAAGATCTAATTTTTATGGAAAATCGAGATCGACATTATGATCCAGATGTATATGTCATTCGTGGGATACACCAAATGCTAGACTTAGATTTTAACCTTAGTCAGTTTGGGCTATTTCTACAAAATGATAATATTATGATGTATTTTCATCTTCGTTCCAGTGTAGAAAATCTTGGGCGTAAAATTATGAGTGGTGATGTTATAGAGTTACCACATTTAAAAGATGAGTATGCTTTAGATCAAGCCTTAGTGGCACTGAAAAGATTTTATGTTGTGCAAGATGTTACACGACCTACAGCAGGATTTAGTCAAACTTGGTATCCACACCTAATACGTGCTAAATGTGTTCCGTTAGTTGACAGTCAAGAATACAAAGAAATACTTGATACAGATACAGGAGACGGAAGTGGTAATACACTTCGTGATTTACTCAGCACCTACAAAAATGATATTCTTATTAATGATCAAATTATAGCAGAAGCAGATGCCGAAGTTCCTAGTAGCGGATTTAATACTTCTGGAATGTATATTATTCCAACCACAACTGGTACTGGGTTAGTAAACATATTAGATGCTAGTACCATACAGTTAGATGCTACTGTATCTCAAGCGGTGGCCGATGCTTCGGTAATATTACAAACACCATACGAAAATCTTTATGTTGGTTATATCGCAGGAGACGGTACACCTCCTAACGGGTCACCATATAACTTTGGAATTAATTTTCCTACCGGGGCAGTGGCGGGACAGTTTCATTTACGTACAGATTATTTGCCAAATAGATTATACAGATTTAATGGACGTAACTGGATATTCTTTGAACAAAATGTCCGTATGACATTAAACAACTTTGGTAGTCAGGATACTCAATCTGGAACTTTTGCTGGAAAACAAATACGTCAAACACAAAAGACTGGATTTATTAATAATACTAATACAGCCACTATTAATGGACAGGTAGTGATTGAAAGACAGGCCTTGAGCAAGGCACTTAAACCTAAAACGGACGGTTAATCTTGGATTATTTTTATGATGGGCAAGTAAAAAGATACTTGACACAATTTATGCGGATCATGAGTAACTTTAGCTATAAGAATGCTAGAGGTGATGTCATCCGTGTTCCAGTTCGATATGGAGACATGACTCGGCAAGTAGGTCAAATCTTAAGAAAGAATAGCGAGAATACAATACCTACAGCACCCTTTATTGCCTGTTATATTAAAGATTTACAATATGATACTAGTCGAATACAAGATCCTACATTTGTCAGCACGGTTTCAGTTAATGAACGTAAATTTGATGCCGCCTCCAATCAATATTTAAACACGCAAGGATCAAACTATACTGTACAGAGACTAATGCCTACTCCCTATCTGGCTACTTTTAGTGCAGACATATGGGCCACAAATACAGATCAAAAATTGCAGTTATGGGAACAAATAGTAGTTCTGTTCAATCCTAGTTTAGAATTACAGACCACAGACAATTTTATTGATTGGACCAGCATTAGTGTTCTAACTCTTAAAACTCAAACTTTTAGAAGTCGACAAATTCCACAAGGAGTTGAACAAGACATCGATATAGCAAATTTAGAATTTGAAACCCACGTTTGGATTACTCCACCTGCTAAAGTAATGCAGTTGGGTGTTATTACTAAAATTATTGCCAGCGTGTTTACTAATCCACAAGGAACAATTGGCAGTGAGTATGCTGACGGTGCCTCAGTATTAAGCAGTCTAGGAGAAATAGCTACCGTTAGTGTAAGTACTCCCGGAGAGTATGATTTGTTAGTATTAGATAACGTTGCTCAGTTAATACTTGGGCAACAACAGGGAGATACAATAAGTATCCCCACTCCTAATAATCTTAACAGCTGGTATCGTATATTAGATTTATATCCAGGTAGTTTCCGTCCAGGACTCAGTCAGATAAGATTAACCAAACCAACCGGTAGCGAAATTATTGCCTATATTAGTTTAAATCCATTAGATGAAACAAAGATGCAATTGAGTATTGACGCTGAAACTATTCCTCAAAATACTGTTATAGAAGGACCATCTCGTAATAGTAATAATTGGGGTACAGTAGATGCTATTGTTAATCCTGAAACATTTAATCCTTCAAATACTGTTGCTGGGATTAGATATTTAATATTAGAAAATGTTAATATCAACTCAGAATACGGTACACCAGGATATGACGGACCAGATGCTTGGAAAAATAGTAGTGGAGATGACCAAGTACTTTATGCAAATGATATTATTGAGTGGTCTGGGACAGCATGGGTCACAGTATTCAGTTCTAGTTCAGCCATAGACATTACGTATATAACTAATACATATACCGGGGTACAATATAAGTACGATCCCGATATACAACAATGGAGCAAAAGCTTCGAAGGTATATACGATAAATTAACATGGCGACTAGTTCTGTAAATAAAATAATATGTAGTGGCGGATTATTTCTAGCTAAAAATACTGGTAGATTTTTATTATTATTGCGTACACAGGGAAAAACTGCTAATACTTGGGGACTAGTGGGTGGCAAAAAAGAACCTGGTGATTCAACTCCAGTCGATATACTAAATCGTGAAATTGCAGAAGAAATAGGATCTTATCCTAAAATAGAAAAAATAGTACCTTTAGAATTATTCACCAGTAATGATGAAAATTTTCAATACAATACATATGTGTTGATAGTTAACGAAGAATTTATTCCAACACTTAATAAAGAACATGCTAGTTACGCATGGTGTAGTTTTAATGCTTGGCCTAAACCCCTACATCAAGGTGTAAAAAATAGCCTTAACAATCGAGTTGTTAAGGCTAAGTTGGAACTACTGTTAGATTTACTAGATTAAAAATGTAAAAATAGCACCTGTTGCAAGCAGTAAAACTCCCCATGCTCCTAACGCCCGGTAATAAGTGCCAACTGGTGTACCAAAATAACGATTACCGATCATGACACACTTATGCGTAGGGCTAATGAGATATCCAGCAAAGTCTAATGCGAAGAACCATAAGAAATACTCGTGTCCGAAGACTTGAGACATTAATACAGCGATTGCAACAAACTTACCCGAACTACCCATTAAGAAGCTGGCTATAAAACCAATAGCCGAAATAGCCACCATGCCAACAAAAGTATGCGGATCAAGCACACTTGCTTTTAACATAGATTGCCATGCGGCATCATAAGATTTCATGTAGTTTCCTAAAGCGATAACTGCACCAACCCATGCTAATACATCCCAGCGAACGTAGCTCAATAATTTTTTAATGTTCCATTGTTGACTGATAAAGATGTAATACAGAGTTAAAAACCCAAAACAACTAATCATCCATGAGCTGTTGTAAATGTACAAGCCAACAGCTACAAACATCGGTACAACATTACGAAGGACTGCTGATAGTTTAAAGGTCCCGGGTGTAATTGTAATTTCCTCATCCTTTACCTGACTCCATATGTACCAAGTAATGAATAATAAACTAACAACTAACAACGGTGCAACTAAACCAAGCCATGCGGTGTAAGTAATTCCAAATGCCGCGATCGGTAGTATTACAGTTTTCTCTAAAGGCGACCACAGATAATAGTGATGCGTACTTAGATAGTCTACAATGCCTAACTTCTCACGGCCATGTCCACACTTAGGTGCAACTGTGTCCAACAAACCTGCTGACACAGTGACTCGACCTTCAATTGGCAATATTCCACCAATCGCACTTAGGAGCACTACAACAAACTTATTGCTACGGAATGTGTTTCTTACATAGGCAAATGCCGGGGCGAATAGAGCGTACTCTTTTGCTAGTCCGGCAGTGATCATAATGAAGAATATCATCCATAGATACGAAATATCCTTTAACAGG